CGTCTTCTCCATCCATGACATCATTATCAAATAGTGTACCTATTTTTTGAGCCATAACTACCTCCCTTTATAAACCATGCCACCTGCAGATTTATATTCCGGATCCATTTTCATTTTTTCTTGTTGTGCTTTCATTTTAGGATGCATTACTTTACCTTTAGTGCCTTCTGCTAGCATCATAGGTTTCTTTTTATTTGTCATCATTGTTTTACCATATCCCGGCATTTTATTTCTCCTATAGTAAAAATAGGGGAGACCTATTAAAGCCTCCCCTAAATAGCCTTAAGTAAGACCGTAAATCGCACCACAACCAAGCGGGTTACGTACTTCAAGAGTACACTCTTCAACCATCATACCTTTGGTTGAGTCGCCTTGCTGACCTACATCAACTTCTGCAAGAGGACGCAGATATGCAGTTGCAAACCACATTGGATCATAAATCAATGCTGCAAAGTTAGCCAGATTAGTTACACCTGCGCCACTGTGAGCAACGTTGTTGTCGCCTGTAAACGCAAAGTTATTTGTCAAGCCCATGATATAGTTAGGAACTACCATAATATCGCCAAAGTCAGACATATAAACGTCTACAGATTGACGAAGTTTGCCATCAGCATCCATATTACGGCGTACACCTGTATCACTGACCATCAAATCAGAAAAATCACGGCGAAGCTTTGGTGACAACATAATCTTTGTTGCCTTACCGCCTTGCTCATAAATCTTTTGCATAACACTATCAATATTAGTTAACGCCAATGCAGCACGAGTAGGAGCAGTAGTTGAACCGTTAATGCTTGAACGTGGAATAGCAGTACCATTTGCATCAGTACCTGCAGATGTTGTTCCAGCAGACGGTGCTTCAAACTGACCTACATAATCACAAGTCAAAGCTGAATTAATAAAAGACTGATAACCACCAGCAGCGCGTGAATTAGCATTTTGTACGCCTACTGCGCCTGATACGTTCATTGAATGAATCATATCAAACTCAACATCACGGCGAAGCTCTGTACCGCGCTTCTTAAGCTGATAAGCATACTCGTCAGCTACACCTGCCTGATCGACTGCACGGCGAGTGCCAGATACAGCAATTGTCTTACCATTAATTTGAGTGTAGTTACCCAAACGTGTACGGTTAGGACCAGACACTGCAAATTTATCGCCAGTTGCTGGAGTTGCGCCGGTGCCACCTGAACCATCAGCAGTTGGCGCAATGTAGTCTGTACCTTCACCAATGCGTGAATTGCCTGGAGCTTCCAGTGTGTCTGTTTGCCACTCATGGTAAATAGCAGTTGCTTTAGCTTTACCAATTGAAGCAGTAAAAGGAGTTTCGTCACGAGTAATCATCGTGATAAAGTTTGCAAGATCCTCACGTTGTGAGACATCTTTGCCAGTTCCGCGAGCTGGACCCTGTGGACCACCAGTGCCGCGAACACCAAGATTGTTAGCCATTGTATATTACCTCCAAGGTATTACATATTTGATAATGAGCGTTCTGCAAGACCTCTTAAGAATGCCATTTGATCTTCTTGACTAGAATTTTCACTAAGCGCACGCTCTCTAATTTTCGTATTAGCATCAACTTCTTTTTGAGTACGAGTTTTTGTTTTACGAATAGGAGCTTTTTTAACTGCTGTAGTTTTTCTTTTAGCTGCGCCTTTAGATACACCTTGTTTTAAACGCCTGTAATCATCAACAAATTTAATAATTACAGGATCTGCAACAGTATCAAGAATTTCAGGAGCAATTCCTTCTTCAATAGCAAATTCTCTAATTGCCATTGCAGTATCTTGATCAAAGTCAGGAATCATATCTGGAATAGATTGATTAAAATAATCTAATTGTTCCTGCCAAGCCTTTGTTTGTTGCTCTTGTTCTTGTTGTTGAACTTGTTCTACGAGTTTTTCACGTTGATTTCGTGCTGCCCAATAATTTTTTTGAGCTTGTTCTCGTTGATCTTTTAGTTCATTTACTTCGTAGGTGTCACCTTCTTCACGCGCTTTTTCAATAGCCGTTTCGATGTCATGATATTCTTTAGAATGCTGTTGTTCTGAACTATACAAAACAGCAGCAGAAGCTTTACTCATCGCATTGATTTCACCAACACGTTGTTCATATTCTGCTTCCATTTCTTTTCTTGCATCACCAAGTTTACGACCCTCGTTAGAAAGATGTTGTTCAGTAGAGTAACCTTTAATAAGGTCACTAAAGGAAACTGCAACTTCCTCGCCATCAATTTTAACGAGTACTTGTGCTTCCAAGTCAAGATCATCAGGAGTGTACACATCGGATTCTTGGGTAGACTCATCATCCGCATCCGCTGTTTCTTCTTCTTCTGTTTCAACTTCTTCTTCTTCATCAACGTTATCGGTTTCATCTGATTCTTCTGGGTCTTCTTCATCAGATTCTTCCGCGTCTAACTGCGGTACTTGCTCATCGGGTAGAGTATCAACGAAATCAGAATTTCGTATGATGTCAGCCAGCAAAGCCTCTTCAGTTTGACTAGTGTCCATTGGCACAGAATCATCCGTAGGGGTAGAGTCTGTAATTGCTTCAGGATTATTCATTTTTAATTACCTCCCTTTTTTACAGGGGCAGCTTTTGTAACAAGTTTTGAATATCTATCTCGCAAATTATGCATATGATATAGCGTACTTGCATTTAGTTTAGCTTTACCGCCACTACGCATAGAGTCATATTCAAGAGTTTCAATCATTATTTCATAATTTTTGATAAGCTGATCGTAATCAATTATTCGTGTTGTCATCGTTGTCCTCCATCAGGTGTGGGATATTTTTCCCATACATCTCAAAGTTTGTCATTTTCTCTTTGACACTACCTAGTGCCATAGCAGAACTGTAGAGAAACTCTCGAGATTTAGTTTCGTGCGGTTCAGTTTTGAGCCACTCGATAAAGAAGTCAATTAACACTTCTCCGTATACTTCATCAAAAAATTCATCTCGTTCTTTAGCTGCGAAATGGCCCTTAATATGAGCCATTCGCGCTAATTCTTCGGGATGTACTTTATGATTACCGTATGATTTATGATTACCTAGCCTCTTCTCAGCTGTATTACGGTATTTTTCCATTTTTTATCCTTGTTGTTTTGGCTGGATTATTTCTCTAGCCATCATTATAACTTGATCAAACCCTGGGTGTTCCGGTAATTCGGCACCTTCTTTAACAGCCTTAATAGTAAGATCAGCCCATTCCTGGAAATGTCTGTCAATTGATACTGCTAGCTGCTTAGAGTTATCATCCATTGTATTTTTACTTTGAGCATTTGTAAATGTAACGTTTGCTTCTGCTAATGCTGCATCTGCTTCTTTTTTACGTTGCTCAAGTGCTTGATTAGCTTGCTGTGCTTTGGATTGTTCTTCCAAGGCCTTTGCTGCCTTTTGTTTAAATTCATCTGTAGTATAATCTTCAAGAAAATCATTACTATCAATATTCATAGCCTCAATAAGTTTTGTAGCTAATACAGCAGGTGCTTCTGGTTTAATAATCATGCCAGCACCTTGTTGATTTAATGAAGGAAGAATTTCAGATCCAACTTTAGTAAGCTTATTAATTGTGCTAGAATTAGAATTTTCTCCAATATCAAGAAAAATTTCTACATCCATAGTAGACGGTAGTTTGCTCATATCAATTGAGCCATACATTCCGTCTAAGCTATAAGATTGTTTACCACGCATATTCATATACATAGTTCTATAAATGCCTTCTATCAACCGCTTAAATCCAGTTTCCGCAAATCTACGCGCGATATGCTGGATTCTTTTTTGTGCTGCTGATTGAACAGCGCTAAGTTTTTGCTCAGAATTACCTGATACATAAAGTGTATCATTAAGTCCTTGCGCGGCCTTAGACATTCCTGTCGCTTGCTCTTTAATCGTTTGCAGATGTTCAAGCAGCGGTACAGTACCTGTAGAAATAGTTTCTGGTGGTAATTGCGCTACAGCACCCTGTGGATTACCGTTAGTAGGAATAATTTGTTTAGGCTTCATATTTTGAAGTGCGCTAAAGTCTACTACATTCGGGTCTGCCAACTTAGGACTGTAATTAGTAAGATAAGTATTTTCAACAAATCCACGAAGAATAGCTGTACTAGCCAACGTAGAACTGCGTGTAAAGTCTGCCATAGACAAACCAAAGAATTCATGTGGAATATCAATTGGTACAATAGAGGCAAGTGGAACAAACTCTACATCTTCTTCATAAAGGATATGATGGTCTACTGTAATAAGATGTTTAAGCTCTGCAATGCCATCGCCGTCTCTGTCTACTCTAATCCAACTTTCTGTAAGAGTTACTTCTTGATTCGCTTCAGCATAAGAAGAACCTTTTCCTTCATAACCTTGCCAATAGCTTTGGCCTGTGACATCTTTTCGAGCAGCCACATCTTGACTGTATTGACCACTGCCCATCCACTTTTGATCACTGCCAAGACGATTCCACTCATCTTCTGTAATGCTTTCTCCCCACTCTGGGTAATATTTCCTAATATCAGAGCGAGACATTTCTGACTGTATTCCAACGAATATAGCATCGTCAATATCTTTTGCTTCATTTGAAATCCTAAATGATTCTGGAGGAATCACCTCTAGTTTAATTCTGCTTTTATCAATACGTTTACGGAGTCTTACATCTATATAAGAGATTGATTCTGAAATAGGATTGAGCGTTAGCTCATTAACGATTTCCATATTTTCATCTGCAAGAATTTCATCAAGCTTTGCTTCATCAATTTCTTCATATTCTTCCATAACGTAGTCGTAGTCTTCAATATAATCCCAACGGATTACTGCATTTTTCCAGAGAAGTGAAGACTTCATCCAAGTCTGTAGTATTTCCCAGCCTTTGTTCTTTTTAAAAATACAATAGTTAACTAGGTTACTTGCGTCTTTAGCGGCTTTAAATGCTCCAGG